GGTACAAGAAGATAACTACATGGGATGCGATCACAAAGTTTAGAGCAACCAGACTGTCAGATATTATTTTTAGAATGAGAGGTGAGGGTTACTCAATAGCAAGTGAGTGGCGTACAAACAAAGATGGTATACGTTACACCATCTACTATTACTGGGGAGATAAAAATGAATAAAGAAAGACTTATGGAAAAAGTAGCAGACCTTGAAGTATCGCAGTCAGTTGGAGAGTTTCGTAACTGGTGTGAAGATAATGATATTAAAATATACAGCGATATTGATTCTGCAATTATTATACAAGCTGCTGAATGTATACAAGATGAAGATCAATTTACGAGGGATACAGAAATAGATGACGTATAAAGAATTGGTGTTCACTCTTATAGCCAAGAGAAAAAAATATAAGATAGATACTATGACAGTATCGCAGATGATTGGTGTAGCTGACAGCTCAGTTGGTAGCTGGGAGCGTATGCAAAAATGTCCTAATGGTATGAACTTATTAGCTTGGTGCAATGCACTAGAGTTAGAGTTAGACCTAAAGGAATTAGAATCACAATGTCCAGTAGACTTTGAAGCATCACCTGATGTGATAGCCTGGACTCAACAACAGGATATAGACTATGAAAAAGAAAGAGATAAGTTCATCGACTACTACACAGCACAAGGTAGGACAGCAAGGAACTGGCAAGCCATGTTTAAACTTTGGGTTCGAAGGTCAGTCGAGTTTAGAGCAGAGTCAGATCGAACACGTTCAACATATGATAAGACTTCGCCCACCTTTGTTCGAGACAGACGTGAGCGAATCCTTGATATGTCAAATGTATCGAGTAAATTTCTTGAAAGAAAAAGTAAAGACAAGTGAGTTTACTGTAGCTGTGGCCAAGTGTGAGGAGTTACTTGTGCCATGTAGTATAGAAGATGTGCAGATAATGCTTGAGACTATATGCTCTACCTTTAGTTGTTCAGCACCCAATGAGCTAGGTCTTAAAACATATTGGGAGTTGCTCAAGAAATATCCTGCTGGTTTATTTCCTTATGTGACGCTACACATATGTGCTACTTACAAGTACCCAAGACTTCCTATGCCAATAGACTTTGTCTCGTATCTTGATGACGAATATCTCAAGGCTTTTAATTTCTTAGAAAGTCTTAGAAATGCTGGAGCGTGGGCGTTGCAATTAGAACAAACACAAGGTAAAATATAGAACATGAGTGTAGTCAAATATATAGATATAGATAGACACAAAGGGATTGGTGGTTCAGATTCACATGCCCTAATGGGTACGAATGTTGCACCTATACATGAGCTATGGGAATTAAAAACTCAACGTAAACCTGGAGTAGATTTATCTAACGTGTTGCCAGTACAGATAGGTACATTAACTGAGGAGTTTAATCTTGGTTGGTTTACTAAACAAACTGGTATACATACCGAACCATATCCACAAGAATATATTAAGGTGGATTTTAGAATGGCACACTTTGATGGCTGGTGTCCACATGAGAACGCTATCATAGAGTGTAAGCACACTAACCATTACAATAAGTTAGAGCATGTAAAGGCTAGATACTATGCGCAGATCCAACACTACTTAATGATGGCAGACTTAGATGTCTGTTATCTGTCGGTGTTGTTTGGTAATGCACGATGGGAATACTGTGCTGTCCCATCACATCAAGACTACCAAGAGATCCTAGTTTATCGTCAAGAAAAATTTTGGGATATGGTAGTAAACAATAACGAACCAACCGCAGATAATACTGCATGGAGACTGTATGAGTAAGATGAATATACCTGACGAAGCCGTCAAAATATTTAAAGATTTAAAGATTAATGGTAGTGAAGCTACATGGGATTGTCATGGGACACCTGTTGTATTGCATAAGTACATAGAAATTATTGGAGCTAAGCTCAATGTTACTATAGATAGTTTAGATATTATAGAAGCTAATGCTAAAGATGGGATAGTCAGCATGAAATGTGTAGCCTCTATCGAAGAGAACCAGAAGTATAGACAAGTTATATCTTATGGTGAGTGTAGTCCTAAGAATAACAAGAACGCTTATCCGTATGCTATGGCAGAGAAGCGAGCAGTTGATAGATGTATCTTGAAGCTAGCTAACTTACATGGCTTTGTCTACTCAGAGAATGAGATAGATGATAAAGCACCATCAAGTAAACCAAAGACAGCAGAGAAGAAAGTAATAGGTAATGAACCTACTGTCCGTATGTTTATAGATGAAATGAGCCATGAGCAAACGTATACTGAATTCAATACAACAGTTAAAAAATTCTCTGGTGTTATGAAGATAGCCTCTAAATCAAATCCAACTTTGTATAAAGAAGCTAAAGATAAGTATGAGTTAATCAAAGCAAATCACACAAGGAGTTTAAATGTACAATAAGTTAACAATCATAGGCAGGATTGGTAGAGATATAGAAGCCAAAGAAACTAATAGAGGTATTAAGTATTGGAAGTTTAGTGTAGCAACTAACGAATGGATCTCTTCCAAGAGTGAAGAAGAATCAACGTGGCATAGCATTACATGTTGGAATACATTTATTGGAAAGACATTAGAAAATACTTGTGGAAAAGGTACGCTTGTTTATATAGAAGGTAAACAAACCTACAACACTTACACAAATAAAGATGGTGTTGAAATGAAAGCTGGTAACTTAGTTCTAAATAGTTTTAGTTCTACATTAAAAGTATTAGATAAAGGTCATAACAGAGACTCAGGATTATCACCAGCTCAAGCAGGTGAAAAAATTGCAGATGCTTTTGATGATGAAGTACCATTTTAAATAGGAGAAGTATATGTTAATAGGAATAGTTATATTGATGTGGTCAGTAGGGATGGTGGTATGAAAGTAAAAGCAAGACAAAGAGATGTGTATTATTTTATTAAACATTTTATTGCAGCATATAAGGCATCACCTACGTATAAGGAAATATGTGGGGGGTGTCGCATTAAAAGTAAGAGTCATGCCTATGGTTTAGTTAAACATTTAATTGATGAAGGATATCTTGAGAAGAACAAAGATATTAATCTTAATCGTCAATTGAAGTTAACTAAAAAAAGATATAGGATTATGGTGTAAACGCCTCGAGTTTACCACGCTAGGTTAGTTTATTTTTTTCATTCCCTAGCGATTCCTAAACTTCCCCCACTAGCTGGGGGTTTTTTTTGTCAAATCAACGAGAAGATATCTAACGTAAAGGTACAAAAAGATTGGTGTATTTGGTATACGATTGGGTAGGGGTATATATTTACGGCTGTATATGGGCGACTGAGAGCCTCTGAATTATAAGGTTTGTTCTAATTCTTAGCGAATGGTAGCCATTCTTCTAATTGTTCATCAGTCATGGTAGATTGTGGTATAGCGCAACCTTCAAAAGATTTAATTCCTTTGCCAATCATTATGATAAATAAAAATATTGCCAACACTATTAAAAAATCTTTCATCTAACGTCTCACTAATGAACCACCAAAATATAATCCTATGATACTAGACACCACATGTGTATCTAATGGTGTGATTACTAATCCACCTAATGGTTTCCACAATGTCATGTCGGTGCTGCTACTAAAAATCCAGAATCCTTTGGATACTGATTCGGTATAGCCAACAAAGATATCCATGCTTGGATCTATGAATGGTGCTAACTTAGGTAGGACTATGATTGCCATGACACACATCAAAGCAATGTATCTTCTTGTGTTCTTAGTGAATTGATCTGTTACGTTGCGAGCCTTGTCAAATTGTTTGGATTGGAAGTCTGCTCTAGCCATCAACATTTTTTGTTGTTCAGCTTTGTCTTTACTATTTTGTGCCATGATACCTAAGATACCACCCAGTACAGTTGATGCACCCATTGATAGTAGTTCCATTGGTATACCCATGTTATCTCCCTAGTGGATTGTCGTTCAAAACATTATATAGCTTTTCAAATTCTTTCTCACTCCAGGATGTCATACTTTCCTCGACTTCTGATATCTCATCATAGACTTCTGAGATGTCAGCTTTCATTTCTTTGAGCTGTGTTGATTGCGTTTCTACTATACCTTCTAGCTTTGCAATCCTGTCTAACAGTACAGAGGTATCAGCCTTCTTAATTTTACTTAGTCTGGCATTAATCTTTTTTACTTCGTCTACTGTATTTTGGAGCTTTGAATCGTTTGCGCTCATTTTGTAGATTATCCCACCTGCGGCTGGAATTATTGTCAAGACCAGCGATAGTAATACTGCTGGTGTTAAGGTTATACTCTTGCTCCCCTCCATATATCTGCTCCTGTCTCAAACTAATTGTGTCTACCATGCTAATAGAATCAGTAATGATTTGCAAATAAGCAATCGGTAATGGTAGTTGCTCTATAACTTGAGGCTTTGCAGTACTGACTTCAAGCGTAGCTTTAGGCCTGCTAGTATTTTTCTTAGCTGTACTTGTAGGTCTATCAACTTGAACATCATCTTTTGTTTCTGACTTAGTTTCGCTGTTATCTGCTGTACTTTCTTTGGTCTCCCTCTCCCCTTCTTCTCCTTCGGTTTCTCGTATGTCGCTTGCTCCATCATTTGTTTCTGCCTCAACTGTTTCAATTTTGTTTTCTGCTTCTGGCTCAATTTCCCGTCTTTCATCTGTAGTCTCCACCATCTCTGGTTGTTGTTGTGGTGTGTCCTGCACCTGGATTTCTTGTATCTCCTGTATAGGTTCTACCTCAATCATGTCAGGTATGTCAACAGGCATTTCTATTTGTGTTGGTATATCAATACTAATATCTGGCATACTAATATCAATGACAGCTACTGGCTGTACCTCTGGTATATCTATCTCCATCTGTGGTATCTCAACACGTATCTCTTGGATTAAATCTAAAGTAACCTCAGTTGATAGCTCAAGTCCACCAATCATAGTTTCTTCTATCACTACAATCTCCTCAATGATTGGCTCAACTACAACAGGCTCTACAACAGGTGCTATGTAGTCATCGTAAGTAAGTAAGAACTCATAGTTATCTGTGATCGGACCTAACCAATGGGTAGAGTTACCTGTGTCTACACCTGACAGCTCAAAGTTAATAGCTACTTCACCTGTAAGAAAGGTATCGTTAATAGACTTAGTAAAGGTATGATGAGTCCAGGCATCTTCATAAGGTACAGCAATAGTATGACTAGATATCTCTGTGGTTGTGCCATCGGTAAAGGTAATGTTAGTTACTATAGTGTCATCGCCACCAGCAGTACACCAACCAGTTGCAGTATTACCACAACCATAGCCGTTGTATTTCAGGGTATACGATTTAATTTCTTTACCTTGCTCTATACCAGTTAGGCTAACCAGTTGTGATATGGTAGAAGTTTGTCCATTGAATCTTACAGTTGGGCTGTTGCCTGCATCACTATAAGAATTAGCATCACGCTTAACATCAGTATCTGAAAGAGTCCACCCATCTGTATTCTCGTCAAATGTATTGTTAGTTAATAGGTTGTCCGTAGTAGTTTCTTCTGCCGACAGGCTGGTCAGCATCAAACTTAACAGGAGTAGCCTTATGGTTTTGGATAACATTATTGTCCTCATCTAATATACCACGCTTACGGTATTCTTCTATAGCTTCATCACCTATCTTACCATTGATAGGACAAGGTGAGCCAGCCGCTATCATGGATTTAAAAACTCTGGGATCTTGACACAACATAGCAGTCGCACTTATCTTCATACCTAATTGTGCTAACGCTCGTGATAGTTTTATTCTTTGACAATTTTTATCTTCAACATGCACACCACCTGAGATACCAAACCATCCACCTGAGATACCACCTGATCTTACCACTACACATATATCAGAGTACGCACCTGATGTACCCATTGATGGTACGGATGGTGGGGTTACTGGCATATCTTTATATCTTATATTGGAATCTGCTGCTTGACACTCAGCAATGTAGGCTAGGACTATAGCAAGTATGACTATAAAAGCTAAGCTGCGCATACATTAGCCTTTAGGATACTTGTCTTTAGTTGCCTTAATAACAACTTTCCAAGCATCAATGCCGTCATTATAAATTTTATCTAACTGTTCTTCAATGGAAGGGTACTCTGCTTTTCTTTTTCTAGCATAATCAAGATTGTCATAAGCAGTAGATAACTCTGCCATCTTTGCTTCAATAGCAGACTTAGCAACAGGTGTAGATGTCCACTCAATATTATCTATATCTTCGTTTTTAACAGTACATACTGCGTTAGCATCTATAGCTAGTATGGCTGATAATATATCTTTACTTGGTTCTGTATTCATTATTCAATCTCCATTAAACTTACATGCGTTCTGGTTCTTGATGTATAGGTTTGGTCATTATCATTTTGATTTCGGTTTACATAAATAGTAGTTGCACCATCTCCAGCACCAAAATAAAATTTATAATCTACTTGATTTGTTGTTGATGGGCTGTCTACTATTGTTCCACCTAATGCTGTTGATACTCTATTGCCATCACCATTTTGGTCATAGTTACCAGCTAATGAAGCCTGTCTATTACTTGCTGCTGTACCAGATAAACCTGTTACATGTGAATATCCACCACCGTTTATTTGTCTATACAACCTCATTCGTAGCCCACCAACATTAGCAGCAATTCTAATTTGTGGAATAAAAAAATCTATTTTAACATCATTTGATGATGAAGTTGGGGTTATGCTATAAGCAATACTTCCTGCCGCATCAGTAGTTGAATTTGCAATACTAATTGAATATAAGGTTGCATCAGAACCTGTAACGACTTGTTTTACCTTACCTCCTTCAAGTAATTCTCCTGCATCTACTTTCTTTAACGCATTGTCTGTAGCATCGTGAAACATAATATGATCTGCTGCTGCAATCGTAGTATCTGATAATCCACTAATAACTGTTGGATCTAAATGTTCTTCTGATATTGCATCGTCTGCTATTTTAGCTGCGGTAACTGCATCTGCTCCTAGCTTATCTGTTGTAACTGCACCATCATTTATTTTTGCAGTTTCTACTGCACTTGCTGCAATCTCTGCTGTATCAATAGCATTGTCTGCCATCAAAGCATTTGTTATAGCATTATCTGCTATTTTTGCTGAGGTAATTGCATCGTTTGCTATGGTCAATGCTCCTGTATCTGCAAGCGTTGCATCACCTGATATCACATTGTCTATGTATTTGCTTGTGCCTGTGTCGTATAGCAACAACGAACCATCAGCAGGTGAAGTTATATTGGTATCACTTAGTCCTGCTAGGGTAGAGCCAGTTACATCATCAAATGAACTACCGTTGTATACCTTTAATATATTAGTACCTGTGTTGAATACCAAATCTCCAGCATCATTGTCTGAGCCTGGATCACTACCTGCTACTCGGTATCTTGCAGCAAAGCTGTTGACTCCTGCTACATTAGCAGCAACAGTAGCTATGTTTGCTACGTTGGCTGTTGTACCTACTATGTTTAAGTCTGATACAAAATCACTGGTAGCTAAGGTATTTAAATCACTCACAATATCTGATGTAGCTAACACGTTTATGTCAGACACTATGTCTGATGTTGCTAGTATACTTAAATCAGTAACAATAGCTGAAGTAGCTAATGTATTTAAGTCTGAAACAATATCAGAAGTTGCTAGTGTATTTAAATCACTTACGATATCTGAAGTTGCCAGTACATTAATATCAGTTACGATATCACTAGTAGCTAAAGTATTTAAATCTGATACTACGTCTGAGGTAGCTAAGATAGCTAAGTCTGCTACTATATCAGCGTTAGCCAATATATCTAAGTCAGTTACGATAGCACTTGTTGCTAATGTATTTAGGTCAGACACAAAGTCTGATGTAATTAAACTAGCTTTAGCTGCTACTGATGTTACATTACTAGCTATACCAGCGACTGTTGTAACATTGCTAGCAATACCTGCAACTGTAGTTACATTACTGGCTATGCCTGCAACTGTTGTTATGTTGCCTGTTATTGTTCCAAGAGCAGATAAATTGCTTGAGGTAATAGTACAAGCTGGATCTCCATCGCCATCAAACTCTAGTATTTTGTTTGCTCTACTTGCCTTAACAGGTAGTTGCATATCGAAACCTGTAGTTGTTTCTGCTAATGGTAGACGAATGGATCTTGAAGAACTCTCTTCTCTTTCTGCCATCATTGCCATCAATATATCAAGCTGTGTATTCAATGCAGTTACATCAAAAGATGCAGCAGGTGTAAAGTCTGTAGTTCTTTCTACTACAATATCTCTTACAATTACTATGCTGTCATCTGCTGTAGCACCAGCACCTAAAGTTACTGTGCCTCCAGCTCCAAACTCATATGCGCTATCACTAGCATTGGTTGTACCTTGCACACTAAACTGTGCCACACTACTAGGCGCTGCATTATAGGTTAGTGCTGTGCCATTACGGAATACTTTAATATCTGCTGTGTTAAAAAATTCAAAACCTATTGTGAATACTGTTTGACTACTTGTTGCAGTATATACATTTCTTGGTGTATTTTTAGCTGTTGCTATTGTCATCTTAGTACCTCCGCACCTTTATCCCAGATTGCTCCAAAGAAGTTATTCCACCATATCATATTATTGCCTGGTATCATCCTTTTAATATTTTCAGATTTTTCATCATAAGGTGTATCTTGCATAAATGCACCTATAACATTTAAAAATAAACCTGGAGCAGGACCAACAAATTCACCACCTGCATCAAATTTATTTGCTTTACCAAATCTGCCACCTGTACCTATACTTGGTCTAATACCTAATGGTGTGTCAAAAGCACCTTCAGATACAGTCTCTAATATAAAGTTTGCATCTCCTACTAAACCTAATACACCAGACATTTCAATTCCTCTATATATTCGTTCTTGCATAGTTTTATGTTCATAATATGCTGGATTTTTTAGGTAATCACCCAACATGCCAAATAAAATTAAAGCTATACAACCTGATCCTACAGCTTGTTCTCTGCCACTTAGCCCAGATAACATAAGTTTTCTGTTTGCAGCAAAAGACCAAGCAAAAAACTGCAATGGTAGAGCTAAAAATCCATTATTTAATTTACCACCTACTTCTTGTTTTTCAAAGCCTAGAAAAAATTTACCAAACTTATTATCAAAAAATTTTGCTGTTGTATCTGTATTCATTTGTATTACACCAAACATCATATTAGGTTTATCAGCTATATTTGGTGTAATAATAGTTCTTTGCACATCATCAAAGATAGAATATTGTAATTTTTTAGACAATCGTTGACCATGTTTTTTCTTCATCCATTCGTTTTGTTTTATATAATATAATCCATTTTTAGTTTGATGTGTAGGCATCTTACCTATTTGCCTTGCTGTTTTTAAATCTATACCATAAGAATTTAATCTTAAAATTTCTGCATCTGTTGCTGTTCCTTTAGCAACCTTAACTGAATCCTCTATAAATCTATGAGCAGATATAGTAGATGTCCATTCTTTCATAAGTTGAGTATGAGGAGACAATAAGTTAGCGTGATAAAATGGACCTTGCACGTTATCTAATGGCCTGCCTATAAACTTATCAAAAAATTTTCCAAACATAGTAGTACCACTACCAACTCTACTTTCTGTAATACCTACTACTCGTTGTGCTGCTGCATTGTTCATTACTACATCATAACTATCAGCTAACCATTTCATTTCTTTTAACTGCATATTCATTTCTTTAGAATTTGCGTTAAAAGGATTTTTAGCATTTAATACTCTAAAAGTATTTTCCCATCCATGCACCATTGGCATACGAGCTATATCAACCATTGATGATAAATATACTTTACCCATCATAGTAGTAGAACCCCAGTTTCTTAATGCGTGTGGTAATCTAGCTTTAAAGAAACTACTTGGATCTCCTGTATTATAAACACCATACAGTTTATCTCTCATACCATTTAATCTATTGTTAATAGCATCTATTTCACCAAAATCATTACTACCTGCTTTATAATCATCAACCAACATTTTTTGTCTAGCATCCCACAATGTTGTTTTCATTTGTTGATCGCCAAATTTTCTAGTCATTTCTATACGTTTAGAAGTTCTATCACTATATGTCCTAAATAAAAAATTAATATCTCTAATTAAAAATCCTTCTAATTCTGCATCTGTCATAGTTAA